CTAATAAAAAATGGAATACTAGAAAATGATTTTGAAAAAGTTATTCAAGGGTATGCTCTTCTCACAGGAGAAGAAGTCAGACCAGAAGAAAAAGCTGGAACAACAGGAACAGCAAATGCAGAGCCAAAAAGCTCCGACAAGGTGTCAGCACAGATGCCGGTGCGGACGGAGGTAGAAGACTTCACAATGAAACGTGACAGTCTTCCCGCTGGGCAATACGGAAGAAAAGAAGCAATACAAGTTGGAGAAAATCAATTTGTAGATGACAGAACAGAGGCTGTAGGAGAAGAGTTTGATACGCCTGACATCAACCTCACTCCTCGCAGACCTCCTGTCAAAATGGTTGAAGTAATTTGCAACGCATGTGGAAGAAAGGAGGAGATAAATCCAGCGTATAAAACAGGTAGTTATCATCGTTGTAGTAGATGTGTAGGTTAATGGAAAGGAAAATATATGTCGGAACTAAACAACAAAGCAGCAGAAAAAGCAGTACTAGCAGGACTGATACAGCACGGTAAAGATTCTTTTGTAGATATTGATGGAGCAATAACCGAACAGTCCTTCACTTTAGAAGAAAATCAAATTGTATGGAGTTGTCTGAAAAAATTATTTGAAGACTCTGACACAGTAGACTTGCCCACTCTTTATGCGGCAGCGAAGAAAATAGATCTAGATTCTGTGTTCATGAAAAGAGTACCAAAAGACTATTACAAAAAACTCTCTGCAATAAACATTGAAAAAGCTAACGTAAAACATCAGGCAGCTATTCTTGTAAAGTTTGAGATAGCCAGAGAAGTAGATAAGACTGCATCCCAAATCAAGATAAAGATTAAAGATGTTACTGGTGACGAAAGCATAAGTGAGATCATCAGTATAGGTGAAACCCCTTTCTTTGAGTTTAGTTCTAGACTTGAAGGTAGGGTTGACAATGAACCAGAAGACATTGGTCAAGATATTGACGAATATATTCAATCATTAATAGATAACCCACAAGAGATGATGGGTATTAGTACTGGGTTTTCTAGGTTCGACAAGTCCATCGGTGGTGGACTTAGAAGAGGTAATGTAGACCTTATAGCTGCTAGAGCAAAGGCTGGTAAAAGCTTGTTTGCTGACAGTGTAGCTTTACATGTGGCTGGCACTCTTGGAATACCAGTTCTAATGCTTGACACTGAAATGTCTAGAGAAGATCACATTCACCGTCTATTAGCAAGCATGACTGATGTTACTATAAATGATATTTCTACAGGTCAATTTGGAAAATCAAGTGGTTTGCAAGAGCGTGTAAAACAAGGTGTAGAAAAACTAAAAGAAATTCCTTACAAATACGTGACTATTGCAGGAACTAGCTTTGATGAGACATTATCCATAATGAGACGATGGATTAAAAAGGAAGTTGGATATGATGAGAATGGAGTTAGTAACCCATGCTTAATCATCTACGATTACTTAAAGTTGACTAGTGCATCTCAAATGAACGATATGAAAGAGTTTCAAGCTTTGGGTTATCAAATGCAACAACTTGTAAACTTTACCATTAAAGAAAAAGTGCCTTGCTTATCTTTCGTTCAACTTAATAGGGATGGAATTACTCGTGAATCTGAAGATGTCATCAGTGGATCAGACAGACTCTCATGGTTCTGTAGTAGTCTCACGATCTTCAAGAAAAAGTCTGAGGAAGAAATAGCCGAAGATGGTGGTGAAAGCGGAAATCGAAAACTAGTGCCTTTGATTGCTAGGCATGGTGGTGGACTTTCTGACGACTTTGATTATATTAACATGCACCTCAATGGTGATTTTGGAAGAATTGACGAAGGTTTTACCAAGTCAGAATACATACTTGCGAACAAAAAAGAAAAAGAAGGTTTTGATAACGAACTTGATGACAAACAAGAAGAGTTCAAAATCGAAGAAGATATTGATCCTGAAAAACCATTTTGATGAAAGATGTTTTAATGAGCTTCACTTTGTCCAAAGATAAACAAGAGCGATCTAAGCAACTCAAAGTGTACGATGATTTAATTATCAATAACATCTACCGAGTGCTTGAACACTTTGGAACTAGAATGGATGTGGGTCTTGGTTCATGCCCATGTCCAATTCATAGAGGCAATAATCCTATGGGTTTTTCCATTAACTTAGAACCTGACCATCCATACTATGGAAGATGGAAATGCTGGTCTGAAAGTTATGGAGAAACCTGCATGTCTGAATTCATCAATACCCCTATTGGTCTTGTTAGAGCCTTACTTACGAGAGATGCCAGAGAATCTGGAGAAATTGGTCAAGATTCTATTATCAAGTTTCATGAAGTTATTGAATTCTGTACTAGCTTCTTTGGAGTAAACGGAAGTAGAGTTCTTGAAGAAGCTAAAAATGTGACCTTCAAAGATGGTCCTTCTGCTTTAGAATTTGGATTAAGTAAAAGGCAAGAAGTCAAAGTCACTAGTAGAAATAATACTAGAGATAAGGTTAGATGTAGATTGCACATGCCTCCTAACTATTATTTGAGGCGTGGTTTTAGTGAAGAAGTCTTGAATGAATTTGATGTTGGTGTTTGTTTAGATGCTGGCAAGCCAATGAGTAATAGAGTTGTCGTTCCGGTTTACGATGAAGAACACGGAGTGCTTGTTGGATGCGTTGGCAGATCAATGATAGAAAACAGCAACATGAAATGGAAAAACAGCAAAGGGTTTTCAAAAAGTATATGGCTTTACGCTCTAAACAAATCTAAAGACTTTATAAAATCATGCGGCACTGCTATATTAGTTGAGGGTCAAGGAGATGTTTGGAGACTATGGGAATCTGGAATAAAAAATATAGTTGGAATGTTTGGAGCTAACCTATCTGATGTGCAAATTCACTTACTAAAAGAGCTAAACATTTCAAACTTAGTAGTTTTGACCGATAGCGATGGCGCTGGACAAAATGCTAAAGAAAAGATCAGGAAAAAATGTAGCAACTTGTTTAATATTATAGATATAGATATACCTGCTAACGATGTTGGCGAGATGTCTATTGAAGAAATAAACGAGCATTTGAAACCACAACTTAAAGGCTATACTAATGACTAATATAATTGGATTTTCTGGAGCTAAACAAAGTGGGAAAAGTACCTGTGCAACTTTCTTGCATGGATACCAACTTAGATTCAATGATGTGTTTGAAAAGTTTCTAATGGATGAAAAAGGAAACTTATTCGTAAATGCAACTGAAATTGATGAAAATGGTCAAGAGGTCGAAGGTCTTGGTATGCTAGATGTAAATCGTCAAGACGAAGAGTTTTTAGAGTACGCCTCTAGAAACATATGGCCTTTTGTTAGATCGTTTAGCTTTGCAGATCCTTTGAAGTCAATCGCAATACAACTGTTTGGATTAACAGAAGAGCAATGCTACGGAACAGACGAAGACAAGAATACCCCCATTAATATAAAGTGGGAGAATATGCCGAATGTAATAAATGCCAGTGGCTTTATGACAGCAAGAGAATTTTTGCAACACTTCGGTACAGACGTTTGTAGAGGCATCAAGCCTGATATTTGGACTAGCGCTTGCATAAATAGAATCCTATCTAGTGGAACAGAATTGGCGATTGTTCCTGATGTTAGGTTTCCAAACGAGGTAGAGTCTATTCAGAAGGCTGGCGGCAAAGTTATTAGACTTACTAGAAAGCCTCACGAAGATGAACACGATAGCGAAACAGCTTTGGATGGATACGACGAGTTTGATCATGTTATTCATAACGCTGATATGAATATTGATCAAACCAACATGGCGCTCATGGAAGTAATGAAAGGATGGGGATGGCTGACAACAAAATCATAAGAATAGACTGGGATGATAGAATGGTGACTAACGCCCAGAATAAAGCCAAAAAACTGGGTAAGATAAGAAACTCCATCCTTAACGGTGGTGGAAATGCTGCTGGTTATTTGGGAGAAGAGGCTGTTGCATCTTACATTGGAGCAAAGATAACTAGCTGCGATGAAGGATCTGGTAAATATAATTTTGATATTACCACTAGAGATGACCGCATGATAGAGGTCAAGACTAAAAGAAGGACAGTTTCCTGTATTGATAATCAAGGGAATGATCGTGGTTTTTATGAAGTGTCAATAGCAAAGACTAGTGTTCACCAAAGACCTGAGCTTTATATTTTTGTAAACATACACTTTGATGATTATAAGAAGGGTCGATATTATGGAATTAGAAACATAGAGATATTAGGACAAATGGAACCTGAAGATTATTTTGCCGAGGCTAGGTTTGTACCAAAAGGTGAGCTTGATCCTTCAAACAATTTCGTAGCTCATGCAGACATGTACAATCTGCCTATATCAGAATTGGAACCCCTAGATGATAGTCTGTTACCACAGGAGCAGTAGTCTTGGAACTTTGGAGTTTTGTCAGCAAAAGTACTTTTTGCAATACAATCTTTCATTCAAAGACAAGACTAACAAAAAAGCCTTAATGGGTACTATTACCCATAAGGTTATGCAAACTCTTGGAGACAAGAAAGTTGCAATGAATAAAGGTCTGGAAATTGTAGAAGACGAAGAGACTGGCAGAAATCTTACATTGGACGAGTGTGATGACCTCAAGCTATTAAATGATATAGCTTTTGAATATTACACAAATGCTTTTCCAGAAGTCAATATTACCGAAGCGGACAGAAGGACTTGTTTAAAGTGGGCAGAAAAAGCAGTAGCTTATCAAGATGGTGCATTAGACCCAAGAAATCAAGAAGTGTTTGCTACTGAATTATTTTTTGATATTGAAATTAAAAAACCTTGGGCAAAGTACAAGTATGAATTTGAAGACCAAACAATAGAAGGATACTTGTCGATCAAAGGTACTGTTGACCTAATCTTAAAGCATGATGACGAATACTATGAAATCTTAGACTACAAGACTGGTAAAAGAATTAACTGGGCGACAGGCGAAGAAAAAACTCACGAAAAGTTGCAAAAAGATACTCAGCTTTTGCTATACTACTACGCCCTGAAAAATATGTACCCAGAACGAGAATTCTCGGTTAGTATTTATTACATCAATAGCGGCGGATTATTCTCGATGGTTTTTGACGAGGATGACTACCAAAAAGCCGAAGATATACTTAGGCAAAAGTTTGAGCAGATAAGAGATATTCAGCAACCAAGATTACTCTCCAATGAAAACAGTCACTGGAAATGTCAAAAACTTTGCAAATTTAGCCAGCCTTATAAAGAAGGCGCTGAAAAAAGTGTTTGCCAATACATCCGTGATCAGATAAAACATAGGGGTATAGTAAAGGTTGTTGAGAGTTTTGGAAAAATTGACAAAATCGCCACCTACGGAGATGGCGGTGGAAGATTGGCAGACGATAGCGATAAAAAATGAGTTGGACACCATTACACCTTCATACGCACTATAGCCTTCTAGATGGACTCAGTAAGCCCTCACAGGTCGCTGAGAGATGTTCTGAGCTTGGTTATACTTCTTGCGCCTTAACGGATCATGGCACTATATCAGGCGCTGTGGCTTTTACGCAGGCAATGAAAACAAAGAACATTAAGCCAATTCTTGGTTGCGAGTTCTACCTAAGCCAGCAAGATTGCACAGTCAAGTCCGAGGAAAATAGAAGCCTTAGTCATCTTTGCGTTCTTGCTAAAAACAAAAAAGGTTGGCGCAACCTAATCCAAGCTGTTTCTAAAAGTAATGACGAAGAAAATTACTACTACAAGCCAAGACTTGACCTGAACACTCTTGGTGAATTTGCAGACGGAAACCTCATAGCGTTTAGCGGACATCTTGGTAGTGACCTAGCCAATGCAATATTTATTGATCCAAAATCAGCGTACAATTCCAAAACAGAAGAAGAGGCAATAAGGTTTACGCATCCTGATTGGGTTGATAATGTTTTGTTTATTGCCAATAAGTACAAAGAGATTTTTGGTAAAGACAATTTCTTTATTGAAATACAAGCCATAGACCAAGACAAATCACCAGCAGCGACTATTGTAGCCAAAGGTCTGAGGTATGTTGCAAAGAAATTTAAGTTTCAGTCTGTGGCGACTGCTGATTCACATTACCCAACAAGAGAAGACGCTGAAGATCAGTTATTGTTATTATGCTCTTCCATGAAAACGACTCTCCGTGGAATAAAAAAGAAGCTAAAGGAAACTGGAGACGCTGCTTTTAGTGGTTTCATAAATTCAAATAACTTCCATATACCAACACCAGAAGAAATAAAAGCGGTAAATACTGCGGCTGAAATAGAAACAGCAATGCAAATATCTTCAATGTGCGAGGACTATAACATTTTAGGTCAGCCAATGCTTCCTAAATTCAAATGCCCAAAAGACATATCTGAAGATCAATACCTTCGACAACTTTGCAGAGAAGGTTGGAAAAATAGACTAGAACCTACAGGCAAGATAAATATTCAACAGTCAAAAGACCTTTACACAGAGCAGATTAAGAAAGAGCTTGATGTAATAAGTGAAGCCAACTTAGCTGGTTATTTTCTAATAGTTAGAGATATTGTGAATAGTGTAGTAGACAAAAATCACATTCCCGGTCCGGGTAGAGGTTCTGCTGCTGGATGTTTAGTATCATATCTAGTTGGTATAACTCAAGTAGATCCAATTGAGTATGGGTTAATCTTTGAAAGATTTTATAACGCTGGTAGGAATACTGGAGGACATGTTTCATTACCAGATATTGACATTGACGTTCCAGCGACTAAAAGAGACGAGACTATAGATTACATCAGATCAAAGTATGGAAATGACCGAGTTGGTCAAATGGTAACATTCGGAAGGCTTCAAGGCAGGAGCGCCTTAAAAGAAGTATTGCGAATGAATGAAGCTTGTGGTTTCGATGAAATGAATCAAATCACAAAGAGTCTTCCCCACGAACATGAAGTTTCCGACCAGTTGGCCGAAATGGATAATCCATCCGTTATAAGTTGGACTCTCACGAACTTACCAGAAGCTCTTAAAGACTACTGTAGACTCAACGATGATGGAGAATTGGAAGGAAATCTAGCAAACTACTTCAAGCAAGCCATGCGTATTGAAGGAACTTTCAAATCGCAAGGCAAACATGCGGCAGGAGTCGTAATATCTTCTCATAAGCTAGACGATGTTTGTCCAATGGTCAGAGACAAAAGAGGCTCGGATAAGATTGCAGGAATGGAAATGAATGACTTAGAATCAATGGGTCATGTTAAATTTGATATTTTAGGCATTTCCTTAATGGATAAATTAATGGGCATAAGAGATCAGTTAGGAAGAGAAGATGTCTAAACAAAGCTATAGACAAAACGTAAAAGATAGAATAACTAATGGACGTTACAGTGAATATAAAGGTTTGAGTATATGCAGGATAAATGACTTTTATCAACCAATAAACAAAAAGATCAAGTACCAAGTCCACTGTCGTTCGTTTAGCGGTTTGTATGAAGATATAGAAGAAGCATTGAACAAATTTTTTGAGTTGAGAAGGAAAATGAGATGAATTATAGAGACATAATTGTATTTGACTTTGAGACAGGTTCTAGAAACCCTGATAAAACACAACCAATACAAATCGCAGCCGTTGCGATTCATGGAAGAAATCTTACGCCACAACCAGACGGTTACTTTGAGAGCCTGATACGTCCTGTACTAGACGATGACGAAGCGATCAGCATGGGATTAGACCCAATCGAGGATGAAGCTTTAGCAGTCAATGGAAAGACCAGAGAAGAGATAGCAAAAGCTCCGTCAGAACGAACAGTTTGGAAAAAGTTCACAAACTTTGTGAATAGATACAATTTTAAGAACAAGCCGTTTTACGCACCAATCGCAGCTGGTTACAATATCGTTGGTTTTGATATGCCTATTGTACAGAGAATGTGTGAGCTGTACGGGCCAATCGACAAGAAAACAGGAAAGCAAACTCTCTTTAATAAAATCCACAGAATTGATGTCATGGATACTGTTTGGATGTGGATGGAGAATAACGCTGATGTAAAGTCTTTAAGTATGGACTCGATGCGAGATTTATTTGGAATAAGCAAAGAAAATGCTCATGATGCTTTACAAGATGTAAAAGATACAGCAAATTTGATGATTCGTTTTATGAAGCTACATAGAAGAGTCGCTCCGAAAATAACCTTCGAGAAATCTTTTGCGGACGGTGAAACTTATCTTTGATATATTAAGGTAGATTATGTCTGATTTTAATCCACTTGAAATTAATTTTGATGACGCTGAAACTTGGGACTTGATATGTTCTGGAAGAACTAAGGGTGTTTTCCAACTGGAAAGTAATCTTGGTAGATCTTGGGCTAAAAGAGTTAAGCCAAAAAACATTGAAGAACTTTCTGCTTTGATATCAATCATTAGGCCGGGAACTCTAAAAGCTATTGTAGATGGCAAGACAATGACTCAGCACTTTGTTGACAGAAAGAATGGAGCAGAAGAGGTAACTTACATTCATTCATCTCTTGAGCCAATATTAAAAGGAACCCAAGGAGTTCTTGTCTACCAAGAACAGTCTATGCAAATTGCACAACAGTTGGCTGGATTTGATCTACAGGAAGCTGACAACTTGCGTAAAGCTATTGGTAAAAAGAAAGCTGATTTGATGGCTAAAGTCAAAGAAGCCTTCTTAAAAGGTTCTTCTGAAAAAGGAATTGTTTCTGATGAAATTGCTGAGGAGATATTTGGTTGGATTGAAAAGTCCAGCAGGTATGCTTTTAATAAGTCTCATGCTGTTTCTTACGCTATTTGCGCTTATTGGAGTGCTTACGCTAAGACTCATTACCCTCTTGAGTTTTATTGCAACTACCTTTTACATTCGTCTGGAAAGCCTGATCCTCAACAGGAAGTTAAAGAGCTTGTAAATGATGCTAAAAATCTAGATATATACATCAATCCGCCTTCAATAAAGGCAATGAATATAACCACCGATATAATTGACGATCAAATATGCTTTGGTTTTTTGGATGTTAAAACTGTTGGTCTTAAGCAGGTTGAGAAGTTCAAAATCATAATAGAAGAAGCAGAATCTCTATGCGACAAACCCTTAACTGAATGGTCGTGGTATGAATTTTTGATCTTAGCTTCATCAAAGTGCAATTCTAGGATGATAATCGCTTTGATATCCATAGGTTTCTTCCATAAGTTTCCTCAGTCTAGACAGCAAATGCTAGATGAATTTGACACTTGGGGAAATATAACGAGCAAGGAGCAAGAATGGGCTATAGAGAACATGAGCGATCATGACTGCTTGATTGATTTGCTTAAAGTGATGGCTCCAACTAAGAAATCTGGAGGGGCTACATTCAATGCAAAGAGGTCTCGCATAATATCCGACTTGGTTATTCATTGCGAAAACCCTTCTTATTCTCTCAAGGACGATCCAGAATGGGTTATTAGAACCGAAGAGAATTATCTAGGAGTAGCTTTGAGCCATTCTAGGATTGAGTCCTACAATACGAGTTTAGCCAACACAACAATCAAAGAATTTACCTCTGGCAAAAGAGGTAACGTCAAGATGGCAGTAACGATATCTGATGTAAAAAAATACGTTACTAAAAGAGGTAAGATGAAAGGCGTAGAAATGGCTTTCATATGCGCCGAAGACCATACTGGAACTATAGACACCATAACCGTTTTTGCTGAAAAGTGGAAAGAGTACAAGCATGTCTTGTATAAAGGCAATAGTGTTATACTTAAAGGTCAAGATTCCAGAAATATAAGAAACCAAATAGACGACGGATTCATTGTTGAAGACGTTGTTGAATTATCTTAACGCTGCATTTAAAATAATTAAAACGCCTTGTTTAATAGGAAAAAATATGAACACCATCTCAAACTACTGTCGGTTTATTGGAAGACTTACTGAAGATCCTAAAATGGTTGAATTTGATAATACTAGACTTTGGACTTTTAGTTTGGCTATAACTGAATACAGAAGAGAAAAAAATGGAGAAAAAAAGAAAACAACCAACTTCTTTGATTTTGAAGCTTGGGATTCCGGTGGAGATGCGATTGGTAAACATTGCTCCAAAGGCGATATAATTGATCTAGTGGCCTCCGCTAGAAACAATTCGTGGACCGATAAAAATGGCAACAAAAGGTTTGCAACAAAGTTTAGAGTTAAAGAATTCAAGCTATTTAACTCAAAACCGAAAGAACAATTTGTATAACGATAATAAAATAACAAACAAAGAGCTTGAAGAACAACTGATCCATGACCATTATGGACTGGTTGTATCTCAAGCTCTTTATTTTTTGGAAGATGCAAATTTTGACGACTATATACAAGTTGGCTTAATAGGATTGCTTAAAGCCATAAGAGAGCATGACCCAGAAAAATCTAAGTTTAGCACATTTGCTACAATATGCATAAGAAATGCTATAAATAATTTAAAACAAAAGCACGATAAAAAAGACTCTGTGACTCTTCAATACACAAAAGCCAGTGAGGGGTCTTACAATATCTCGGAAAAAATATCAGATTGCCTACCAGACTCTTTAACTGAGGAGCAGATGTTTTTAATTAAGTTAAAGTCTCAGAACTACACAAACGCTGAAATTGCTGATCTGATGTCTTCTACAAAGCAGGAAGTAATTAGGCAAATTGATTTAATTATAAAGTCTTTGAGAGAAACAAACCTATGAGAAAAAAGAGAATACTTTTTTGTGGAGAAGCTACTTATCTAAATACTGGATACGCTACGTATTTAAGAGAAGTAATGAAAGTTCTCTATGCTACTCAAAAATATGAGATCGCAGAATTTGCTAGCTATGGAAAAGATGGAGATCCACGAGGAGTAGACATACCTTGGAAGTTTTATGGGAATTTACCAACAAAAGATAGTCAGCAGCAACAGTATGACGAGATACCAACTAATCAGTTTGGTGAATGGAAATTTGAATCTGTCTTGTTGGACTTTTTGCCAGATATTGTGTGCGATATTCGTGACTTTTGGATGTTTGAATATCAAGAAAGGTCTGCTTTTAGACCATATTTTAATTGGGTTATAATGCCTACCGTAGACGCTGCTCCTCAAAATGAGCAATGGCTATCTACATTTTGTAACGCAGACGGTGTGTTCAACTACTCTCAGTGGGGTCATGAAGTCTTAGAGAAAGAGTCTAACGGTAATATCAAATGCTTGGGTTCTGCTCCTCCATCTGCTGACGCAGCTTACCAGCCAGTACAAGACAAAAATCAACATAAAATAAACATGGGTTTCTCTCCAAGCACAAAGTTCATAGGAACCGTCATGAGAAACCAAAGAAGAAAGTTATTTCCAGATTTATTTGATGCTTACAGAAAGTTTTTAGAAACAAGTGGAAGAAACGACGTTTACCTATATTGTCACACTAGCTATCCAGATTTAGGTTGGGATATACCAAAACTTCTAAACAAATATAAAATAGCTAGTAAAACCTTATTTACATACTCATGTGCAGATTGTAATAGCAGTTTTCCTGCTTTCTTTTCTGACGCAAAAAGAAAATGTAAAATATGTGGAAGTAAAAATGCTGGACTAGCTAGCGTACAAAAAGGTGCATCTTATCAGTACCTATCAAGCATAATGAATATGTTTGACCTATATATACAGTATGCTAACAGTGAAGGTTTTGGTTTGCCACAAGTTGAAGCGGCTGCTTGTGGCGTTCCTGTAATGAGCATAGATTACTCAGCTATGTCCAGTGTTATAAGAAACCTTGGAGGAACACCTCTAAAAGTAAAAACTCTTTACAGCGAATTAGAAACTGGTTGTGACAGAGCTGTTCCAGACAATGACTATACAGCTGAAAAAATGAAAGAGTTCTTCGACAAATCAGAACAAGAAATAAATACTCTTTCTAAAAACACGCGGCTTAACTTTGAAAAATATTACCAATGGGATAAGACAGCAAAAAAATGGGAAGACTA